TTAATATTGATGGTACAAAAACTATTAAGAAACTGATATTAGAATAATATATGGACTTAAAAGATAAAATTGTTGGTTTAGCGTTAGCTTGTTTAATTGCTCTTATTGGTTGGCAGTTACATCAAACATGGGATTTAAAAGAAGAAGTTATTAAACTTCAACAAGGTCAAATAGTTTTAGCAGATCAAATTAAAAAGAATACAAACTTTATTAAGCGTAACTTTAGAAAAGCACAAAAGAAGAAGAATAAAAAAAAGAAGAAACAAGAGAATGAGCAATGAAGTATTTAATTATTGTGTTGTTATTAGTGGGTTGTGTAGGGTTTAATAATTGTAATGGTATTAAACATGTTATACAAATTACCGAACCCACCGATCATACAGAGGGCGATGACGGAGGTAAGATTCAGTATAAAATAATCTTTGGAGATACTAACCAAAAAGAATGAGCAACTTTCCTTGGGACCAACAACTAATTGCAATGTTTATTTTTATTACTTTATTTTTAACTTTAACATTGATATTTACATAATAAGTAAACTCATGAATAATCTCTCTCTAATATCATTTCTAGATAATGAATAGCTTTTTCAATATCTTTCTTTTTACCCTTAAGATGATGTCTACATATATATTTAATAGCATTACCTTCGGCAAATAGAAGTTTATTTTCATTGATAAAATGTGCTGGTTGCACTTTCATATTTTTATAGTGAGTTCCATCAATTTGTTTATTTAGTGAATCATAAGCCATATCTTTGAACATTCCTACATCAGTCATTAAAATTTTAATTTAAACTTTCTTTTATCATGTTTCATTTGAGAAGATGTTTTCTTATTTGCTAAGATTTTACCTTGTTCAGGTGTTATAGTAAACAATCCTTTTTGCAAAGCTATCTGAAATTTCTTATAGATATAATCAGCACTCATTTCTGCAAAATGACAAACCCATCTAAAGTCTAAAGAGCTACTAGAAAACCAAGCGATTGCGGTATCTTTACATTCTAAGTGGGCTTTACCTATTCCTTGATATCTTGCATCTGTTACTGCTTGAGCAATCACCGCTTGCCACATAACAAGTTCAGGTGATTTGTTTTGATGGGAGGTTGTCTCTGCTGCTTTGATTGTCATCCTGAGTTTCTACTACTTCATAAGTTGCTCTAGAATTTCTTATACCATCATCTCTCCAATTAAACCCTTTTTTTAAATCTATCTTATTAAAGATACTCACAGCCTCTTCATCTTTATTAGCATCTAAATATACTTCAGTTGTCATAGGTAACCATACCCACACTTTAAACTTATAAATCATATATTATGTTTACGTCTACTGGCTTCTAATGTTCTAAAGAGATCTATAATAAGACCTTCTTTATCACGTTTATTTTCTAAAGTACTAGCTTTGACTTCTGTTCGAAACAACTCATCAACAGCGTCTTTATAAATATCACTAGCATAGAAAGCCTGTTCTTTAGCAGATATACTTTTAGCTTCAGAATTCTGTGTAATATGCAGAGCCTTTTTTCTCTTAAGTAATCTATCTAAATATTTAACATTAGCATGAGCTGTGGCACTCTCTTCATCAGTCCTAGCTAGATATGCTAATGCCTTTTCTAGTCTGTCTTCTGTTATCATTTTTGTATTTCTCCATTAAATGTTGCTTATATTTTTTTCTAATAATTTCATCCTTACCAAAGGTATCAACGTAAGATATTTCTTGAAGTAATTTGAAAAGTTTATAATCAATAGTATCAAAGCAATTAACATTAATCTGTTTCATCTACTTTCCTACAATAAGTAAATAATACCTTATACTCCTTTTGATCAATTTTGTAAAATAAACCATCATACTCTTGGTCTCCATCTTTAAGATAGACATTCTTTTCTACATAATTTTCACAGCTTTGATAATCTAAAAATTGTTCTTTAAGTAAATACTTCATGCCAAGTTTGGTAGGTTCTATTTCTGAAGGCATAAATAATAATAGTAATAATTCAAACATTATATCTCCTATTTTATTAACTAGGCAGAGGCTTTTTTAGTAGCTATTGTTTGTCCTTTAATGAACCTCTACCTAGCAGGGAGCCACATCAGAAAGGATGATATGGCTATTCGGTTAAAACGGAGCTTTGTCTCCGTCATATTTAGCATCTAATATTTTTCTTACATACTCATCAATCTGTTCAAAGTTTACTTCTTTGCCTGATTGAATAGCAGATGCTAATAAATTACTCATCGTCAATCTATACTTTTCTTTCCATTGACTAAATTTATCTTTTGGATCTTTTAATCCATACGCTGCTGATTTAACAGTTGGTATTACTACAGCTGCACCATCAACTAATTCTACTGATTTAGCTGTTTGATAATACTTACCACTTTTACTTTGACGCATAGGTTCAGCTTGTATTCTTAGCTTTGAACCTTTCGCCCAACCTTCAGCACCTATTGCTTCACCATAAATAGTCATATCATTACCATCATCTTTGGTAACGTAAATAGTATATTTACCTCCACCATCTCTAGATGGATATGCTGTTTTATGTGAGCATTCAAATGTTTCTAGTTCCATTTTGTTTCTCCTATTTATTTGTTTTACTATATTTCCTAATCGTTGCATAGCTTATCTATACATCAATTCATGCCCTTTTTAAAGGCATCATTCCACACTTTATACGCAAATGATTTGGCTTCTGGTGAGCCTTTCCATCTGAAATTGTCGAATGTCAAAGGATACATTCGCACAATATCTTCTTTACTTTTCGCTATTGTGAGAACATGTTCTATGTTTTTAAAGGCTTGTATCATCTGTTCTAGATAACCAACCCTATCTCCAAGATCAGCTGCATAAGTATCTTTATACGAGCAATACAATAACATTGTTTCTTTGCTAAAGAGTTCTCGATATAAGAATTGCTGTCTTAAATCAGCTTCTTTTGGATACCATTTAGGATCTACTCGACCTGCTTTAAGTCTTCTGATATAAGCTGTAGCTTTTGTATCTACGATTACATTCTCAAACTCAAAGTCTGTCTTACCTATTATGTCATATTTCAATCCATATTCTTTACCTGGTATTTGTTTTTCATTTTGAAAAGATACTAACTTTCCAAATTCTCTGAGATGTTCTACGAAGTTCTTAGCTATCATTCCAGACCATTCACATTCAGGATCATCTTCTGATCCTTCAAACTCTTTAATGTACTTGTCTTTTGCTAATTGTATGATAGCCTCATCCTTTAACTTATTTTTAATAGAACGATAAGCTGTTTCTTCCGCAGCTAATCCCATCTTCATCCTCGCGTTTGGCTCTGATTCATAGTCATATAGTTCATGGATTATCCAATATGGTGGACAATCAATAAACGTATTACCTTTTGAAGCAGAATGACGATATTTAATATTAAGCATTTTCCTTTCCTCCTTATGATTATTAATATACAAAAGTTTTGTTCGAAAACTTATAACACATCCATTGATACTGTTAAAGGTATAAAGGAATGTCGTGATAGAAGAGAATACAATGTGTATAATCTGTCTATCTTACTATGTTGGCTATTACGCCCTACAAAAAAGTATGGGTGTAAGAGCCTTATTGCCCGTCACCATCATTGTAAGCATATGAATCGGGTTTATCGACTTATTAAGTTCTATGAATCTAATAAGGGCTTTAATCTTTATGTTAAAGATGCTATGACCGCTTACAAAATTAAACATGCGTCAAACAGAAAAACCTGAAATTACTGCACGTACTGTAGACAAGAAGTCTCTTTGGTTTAACATCAGAGAATCTCGTCTTATGTATATGATGCATCGTAATCTTATTACTTCTAGTGAGTATGAAGCAGGATCTCGTTATAGACGTATGTGTGAGATAGCAACATTAGGCTCTGGTTCTTCCATTAAAGAAACTAGAATTGACGGATCCAGACCTGATATTATCGTTGCTAAACTCGGAGCTATCTTTGAGCTTGTTAGAGTCAGCGATGAAATTGGTTCTGATCTTACTCAAGTAATGAAACTTTTCTGCTGGCAAAATTATGGTATTATTGAGATTGCTAGTCAGTTAAATCTATCAGAACGCAAAGCATCTAATAAGGTCCATGATGGATTAAGAGCTTTATCTATTTATTATGGGTACGAAAAAGTCAGAAATACTATCAGGGGACAAGGTACAAAGATTAAAAGACCGAAAGTATCTTAAATGGGTTTCTGAACAAAGCTGTTTACTTTGTTTAACTCATCCCTGTCAGGCACATCATCTAACCTTTGCTATGCCTAGAGGGTTTAGTCAGAAAACAGGTGATCAATGGACTATTCCTGTATGTTATATCCATCATTCTCAGATTCATAACTATTATAAAGGTGAGAAACAATTCTGGAAACGTCTAGATATAGATGCTGAAAGCATTGCATGCACACTATATCAACATCATCTAGATCAAAAGAAGTCTTTAGATTTCTTTGTAGATGATACTATTCTATGGAATAAGGTTTATTATAATCTTGTACCTAAGCTCAAAAAACATGTTGACTTTCTAGTGCAACTCAAATTATAGATCTACCTATCATCGCCAGAGGTGAATCAAAATTATGGCAGTTATATTTAAATTTCCTAATAAACGTAAACAATACTCAGAAGATTTTCTGAAAGGTATTGATCCCAACAAGATTGGGGATTTTATCCAGGATCAAAATCCTGGACTATCTACACGTGCAGCTGATGCTATGGCTTTAGCTGTTATTTATAGTACTTATTTACAATTAGTTTTTGACGAAGAAGGTGAGAAAGTACCCGCAGACGTTATGAGGAAGATCGAAGAGAACGACCACGATACTTTTATGTGGCACGGACCTCAACGTACTTTACATTCAATTTAAAAGGACA